AAGTTAATTAACATAGATGATATGTTGATTTCTTCAACTTTCGTTGCAGAAGTAGACGAACTTAAAAATCATTTTGACGTGAGAAGTATATTCTCAAACGAAATGGGTCGTGCTTTAGCAAAAAAAGTAGACAAACACTTACTACAACTAATCGTTAAAGCGAGTAGAAGTACTGCAAATATCAGTGGTGACACTGGTGCAGGTACTGAAATCGTAGACGCTGACGCTGATACAAATATGACTTCATTAATTGAAAGCGTATTTGAAGCTATCCAAAAGTTAGATGAGAATGATGTTCCATCAACTGAAAGATATATGGTCGTGACACCAGACATTTACTACAAGTTAGCAAATGTTGATAAACTTGTTAGCAGAGATTTCTCAGCTAATAACGGTGATTTCGGTAAAGGGTCTGTTGTTGCAATCGGTGGAGTTCCAGTAATTAAATCAAACACAGCAGTAGACAGTTATGTAAACTCAGCTACTGATAGTGCAACTGGACAAAACAACGATTACTTAGTCAATGCTTCAGACGTTGTTGCAACTATTTTTCAAAAAGG